GTGTATTGCGCCTGCGCCGAGTGTCGGGGCAGCGGGCAGGACATCCAGTATCGCCCCGGCTCGGACCATGGACTGCGCGACGAGGCGCTGTACGCCGCTGCCTGCGCCTGGAACACCCGGGCAGCGCCGGCCAGCCGCATCGCCAGCGACCTCGAGGACGCCACGCGGCTATGACCCGCACCATGACCCCCACCGAGGCCATCAATGCCGCCATGAAGGGCCGCACCCGGCTCATCAATGGCACGCTGGCCGAGCTGCGGGCGCTGCTGCAGCAGGCCGAACGCGACATCGTGGCGCTGCTGGCGGCGCTGCCCACCGACTACCAGACGTGGTATCTGCCCCAGCTTCAGGCCGAGATCCGCCGCGCGCTCGAGGGGATCGCCACCGAGGCCGCGGCCGCGGTGGATGCGGGGCAGGTCTCCGCCTGGCGCGAGGGCTCGCAGCTGGTGGATAACGTGCTGGCCGCGTCGGCCGTCTCGGTTGTGATCCCGCAGCTCGACCCGCGCCAGCTCTCTGCCATGCGCCAGTTCCTGACCGAGAAGATCAAGGACGTGACGCTCGAGGCGGCCAACCTCATCAACAGCCAGCTGGGGCTCGTGGTGATCGGCACGCAAACGCCGTTCGACGCGGTGAAGGCGGTGAGCAAGATCCTGGGCGAGACAACGCTGCGCCGAGGCACCACGATCGTGAGCACCGAACTGAACCGCGCCTTCTCTGCCGCAAACCAGTTGCGCATGGAGCAAAGCGCGCAGTACGTGCCGGGCCTGCAGAAGAAGTGGCTCAAGAGCGGCAAGCGCGAGCCGCGCCCCGAGCACGTCGCCATCCACGGCCAGGTGCAGCCGGTGGAGAAGCCCTTCGTGCTCGAGGGCGGCGCCGTTACCATGATGTACCCGGGCGACCCGCGCGCCCCCGCACGCCACACCATCAACTGCGGCTGCGCCAGCGTGCCGGTGGTGCCCAAGGACAACCCCTACGGGCTCAAGCGCACCATCGTCGACGAGGTCGCAGACAACGACGCCGCCGAGAACGCCCGGGCCCGTACCGCATTGCGCAGCGCCGCCCGATCCGGCTGACACTCCCCCAGAAAAAGCCCAAACGGCTTTACTTCAGACCCCCTCGCGCGAGGGGGCATGCTCGCTCCGTCATTTCCCCCCACGCACCCGACGGAGCGATCGCAATGGACAAACCCACCCCGCAGCACCCGATGGACCTGCCCGCCGAGCAGGCCGCCAAACTCGTCAAGCGCCTGGTGCCCGAGATCGGCAAGGACGGCAAGCCCACGGGCGAGACGGTGGAGAAAGAGGTCGGCGCCGACGAGGTGTTTGCCAACCGCGTGCGCGGCGACGAGATCACCGTCGTCACCACTGACGGCCAGAAGCTGGTCGGCAAAGCGCCCACCAAGAGCGCGAAGGCCTGACCATGAAGGTCATCCCGGCCAACGGCATCGTGGGCGCGCGGCTGATCGAGGCCGCCGCCACCGAGGTGCGCGCGGTGCTCAACCTGGTGATGCGTGCGCTGGTCCAGGCCGGGCACGTCTCCGAGTACGCAAGCCCGGAGGCGGTCTATCCGGACCGCGTGGTCGTCTACAAGGACGGCCGCTACTACGCCTTCCCCTTCACTCTTTCCGAAGACAACGCCGTCACCGTGGGCGCGCCGCGCGAGGTGGTGATGCAGCACGTGGATGCCGCCTCGCGCATGACCGAGGCGCACCAGGAGCACGCCTTCATCGAAGCGGTGGGCGAGCCTACCGGCGGCGTGTGGCTGATCCGCGTGATCCGCGCCGGCGAATCGGGCAACCGCAACTACTACCCCGACGCCGTGCTGCGTGACGCCGTGCGCCTGGTCGAAGGCGCGCGCGTTTTCGAGAAGAGCGACGCGGAGCACGTCGCGGCCGGCACCCAGGCCGTGGCGCCGGGCAAGAGCTTTCGCAACCTGGTGGGCCAGCTGCGCAACGCCCGCTTCGTCGAAGGGGCTGCGGCCGACACCGGCGAGATCCATGCCGAACTGCACCTGATACAGCCCGATGGCGACGTGGCCGTGCGCGTGCGCGAGGCCCACGCCCGCGGCATGGCCGGCCTGTTCGGCTTCTCGATTGACGCCGACGCCAAGGCCAAGGTCATCACCAAGGGCGGCCGCAAGCTGCGCGCCGCAACCCAAATCACCAAGGTCCATTCCGTGGATCTGATCGTGGAACCCGGTGCGGGCGGTGCCCTGCTGCGCATCGTCGAAGCCCAAGCAACCCCGTCCCAGGAGGATGAAGACATGGCACTGCGCCAACGCATGATCGAGGCCATCAAGGCCCACAACCCGCAGTTCGACGACGCCAACGCGACCGACGAACAGATCGAAGCCGCCTTCGTGGAAGCCAAGGGCGCCAAGTCCGCACCGGCCCCGGCTCCGGCACCCGCCGCCGACCCGGCGCTGATGGATCAGGTGCGCTTGGTCGAGGCCCGAATCACCGCGCGCGACCTGGTCGGCGCCGCCAAGCTGCCGCAGCCCGCCAAGGACAAGCTGCTGGCCCGCTTTACCGAGGCGCAAACGCCTTTCACCGCGGCCGATGTGAGCAAGGCGATCGAGGACGAACGCGCCTACCTGGCGCGCTTCACCGAGAGCGGCAAGCCGGTGATCCACTTCGACGACATCCAGGTGGAAGACCGCAGCGTCAAGATCCACGGCATGCTCGACGACTTCTTCAACCGCAAGAACGGTGTGCATTCGTTCAAGGAGTGCTACGTCGAGATCACCGGCGACCGCCACGTTACCGGCGATCTGCAGCGTTGCGACATGGCCCGCCTGCGCGAATCGCTGGGCGAGCGCTTCGTCGAGGCGCTGTCTTCCTCGAGTTGGGCGAACGTGCTTGGCGACAGCATCACCCGCCGCATGTTGGCCGAGTACGCGCAACTGACCGACCTGCAGGACTGGCGCAAGATCGCCGACGTGGTGCCGGTCAATGACTTCCGCACCCAGGAACGCAACCGCATCGGCGGCTACGGCAACCTGCCCGCGGTGAACCAGGCGGCCGCCTACAACGCGCTGACCAGCCCGAGCGACGAGAAGGCCACCTACGCGCTGACCAAGCGTGGCGGTACCGAATCGATCACCCTCGAGATGATCACCAACGACGATGTCGGCGCCATCCGCCGCATCCCGGTCGAGCTGGCGCTGGCCGCAGCCAACACGCTGTACGAGTTCGTCTTCGACTTCATCCGCACCAACCCGACGATCTACGACACCGTGGCGCTCTTCCACGCCACCCACAACAACCTGGGCGCAGCCGCGCTGGATGCCACCAGCTTCGCCGCCGCCCGCCTGGCCATGCTCAAGCAGGCCCGCGCGGGCTCCAGCAAGCGTCTCAACCTGCGCCCGCGCACGCTGATGGTGCCGCCCGAGTTGCAGGAGGCAGCCTTCAATCTGTTCGTGCGTGGCCAGAACAACGACAAGACCTTTGTCCAGACGATCAACCCCGAGGTGATCGCCATCCCGTACTGGACCGACGCCAACGACTGGGCGGTGGCCACCGACCCGCGTCAGTGTCCGACGATCGAGATCGGCTTCCTGAATGGCCGCGAAGAGCCCGAGCTCTTCGTGCAGGACAGCCCCACCGTGGGCAGCCTGTTCAGCAATGACCAGGTCACCTACAAGATCCGCCACATCTACAGCGGCGCGGTGATGGACTTCCGCGGGCTGTACAAGGCGGTCGTGGCGTAAGGGATACCTCGCGCAGAGGGCAGCGATCGGGGGCGGCTGGCAGCCGCTGCCCCCGGGAGCCACGCGACTGCCTCGGCTCGCCAACCTTTCGGGGGTGGATAACGGGCGACAGGTCTGGAAACCCCCACCTCTTTCGGAGAACCCCAACAATGATCAAGCGAATCCTCTGCACCTTGGCCCTCGTGGCCTGCGCAGCCTTCTCCCTCCCGGCCTCTGCCGCCCTGCTTACAGACTACGGCGAGAACCGGCTCGTCGATGCCCTGTTCCGGGGCCAGGCGCTGGGCACTCCGGCCACCTGGTACGTGGGTGTCTCCACCGGCACCTGCAACGACGCCACGCCGGGCACCGAGCCTGCGGACGGTTACGCCCGACAGCCGGTATCGGCATCGCTCGCCGCGTGGGCGGGCACCCAGTCAGCCGGCAGCACCACGGCGAGCTCGGGCACCGGCGCCACCACCAGCAACAACGCAGTCATCCAGTTCCCCGCATCGACCGCCGCGTGGGGCAACGTCCAGTCCGTGCAGCTCTGGGACGCCGTGACCGCAGGCAACCGATGGATCTGCGTGGACGTCGCTGCGCCCTTCAACGTCGATCGCGCGGGGGTCGAACTGAAGTTCAACGCCGGGCAACTGCAGTTCTACGTGGATAACTGATCGACCAGCACCAGCACTGCGGGGCCGTGTGGCCCCGTTGGTGTTGGGTTTGAAGGGGTAGCTGATGGCGCAGTACTGGGAAGACTGGTCAGGCTCGACGATCGGCAGCGAGCCGACCGGCTGGACAAAGCACTTTGTCACGGCTGGTACGCTCTATCGCGTCGAAGAGGACACGAGCGGTCACGCCCCTGCCGGTCGCCGCTTACTGATCGACAAGAGCGCGACCGATCGCGCTGCGATCACATTTGACGCTGTGGGCGCCCTTGAGGCTGATGTGCAGATTAGGATTCTTGCGCGCAGTCTCTATGCGGGGTCGGCAACTACTCAGTATGCAGGCCCTGCTGCGCGTGTCGCTGGATCTGCTGGGTCGGAGACCGTCATTTACGGCGCTTTCGTCAATGAAAGTACGACCGAAAAAATCCGAAACATCCAGATCAGCGGCGGAACAGTCTCGGCGCTCGATTACGGAGCCGGTTCAAATTCATGGGTTACGGCAGGCTACTACTGGCTGACGCTCACGGTATCTGGCGGGGCGGCAACGCTGACGATTGCAGATGTTGAAACGCCTGAGGAGATTATTGACGCTGCAACATCAACGACGACCGTAACCGGCGCTGGTGGCGTTGGCATTTTTTCGTCATTTTCGAACACATTAATCCATGTTCTTGCCGTCGGCGTAGGCACGGACGGCGATCCTGCCCCATATTCCGCACCTGCCAGCGACACAACCGCTCCCACGCTCACCAGCCCCACGGCATCGGCAACCGGCGCGACAACGGCCAGCGGCTCGGTTTCGACCAACGAGACCAACGGGACGCTGTATTACCTCGCCTCTGCCAACGCGACGGAATCCGTCGCCACGGTCAAGGCGGGATCGTCTCAGGCTGTGTCCGCGAGCGGTGTGCAGGGCGTCGCCGTTACCGGCTTGACCGCATCGGGCAGCTACTACCTGCACTTCGTCCACACGGATGCAGCCGAGAATGACTCAGCGGTTTCCACGTCGGAGCAATTTACTACGGCCGCAGAGTCGGTTGTTGTGAAAGGCATTGTGCTGGCCCTTTACGATGACGCTACGCTGCAGGCGGACATCACCGGCATTCGCGCCTTGTGGTGGGATTCTACCGAGCCGACCGGCGCACCTGATTACGAGACGACGACAGCCGCGACAGATGCGGCTGGAGTGATGACGCTCGACCTGAGCGCAGCCACGTCGCTTGCCATTGAAGAACCGGGGTTCCTGTTGCTCTACAAGCTCAATCTCGTTGATCATCGTGACAGCCTGCAATTTGCAGGCCGCGTAATCATCGAGGATATTGGCTGATGGCTCTTTTCGCCCAACTCCGCCGGTCTTTCAACCTTGGGCTGGCGCAGTTGCGCCGCGCGTGGGCGCCGGATGGCGTTATCGTCATCCCGGCTATAGTCGCCAGCAACGCCCGCGTCATCAATCTGCGCACATCGCAGGTCTATTACAGCAAGGGTACAACGGCCAACGAGGATCGTCCCGCGAGCCTCACAAAGCTGATGGCCGTACTCGTGTTGCTCGACTACAAGCCCGACATGGCTGCACTGTCGCAGACGGTCACTATCGTATCAAGCGACCTCGTCGGCGGCAGCGGCGACAATCTTCTTGCGGGGGATGCGCTCACTCTGCACGCGCTGATGATGGATGCGCTTTTGCCGTCCAGCAACAGCGCGGCCACTGCAATCGCGCGGACCATAGGGCAGGAACTTCTCGACATTGAAAGCGGTGGCGCTGGCGACCCTGTTGCGCGCTTCGTGACGGCGATGAACGCCAAGGCGTCGTCGATCGGATGCGCCGAAACCACTTTTTTCAATGCGTCTGGGCTTGGTGGCGATAACACATCGTCGCCTGCTGACATCAACGTCATTGCGAGCCTGCTGTGGCAGAGCGAGATCGCGCGCGCCGCGTGGCAGTACCAGACGTATGGGATGCCTGTCACTAGGTCTGGATCTCCGACCACAGTCACGATCACGACGTCAAATAAGATGTTCGCGGACGCGGGGATTGTCGGCGGGAAGACTGGGACGCTCACAACTGGTGGCGCCACGTACAACCTCACTGTTCTCTGGCGCGCACCGAATCTCGACGTTGTCGCGCTCACAATCTTCGGGTCGTCGTCAGATGCCCAACGCTATGCCGATATGCGTGCGCTGATTGCGGCATTGCCGGGGGACTATCCAGATCTGGCGGTTGTGCCGCCGCATCTCTCCGCCTCCTCCGGCCTCGCCGCAGGCGGCTCAGCCACCCTCGCTGCCTCGCTTGCCCTCTCCGCCGTCGGCCTCGTTGTGTCCGGTGGCGACGCCCCAGTCCGCGCGGCCGTCCCGCTGTCGGCCATCGGCTACGCCATTGCAGGCGGCAATGCCGTGCTGGACGGCTCATCCGCTGGCGATCTGCAGGCGATCGGCGGCGCCCAGGCGGGCGGCAGTGCGAACATTGTGGCCAATGTGAGGATCTCGGCCGAGGGGCTTATGCAGGCGGCGGGCGCGGCCGGGCTGACGGTCGCGGTGCTGCAGGCTGCGGCCGGGGGCGCGCAAGCCGGGGGTGATGTGGTGTTGTCGCTCGAGGTGCAACTGGCGGCCAGCGGCGGCATGCAGGCCGGTGGCGTTGCGGCGCTGGATGCGGGTGAGCCGGGGTCGATATCGGCGATCGGCGGTGCCCAGGCGGGTGGCAGCGGGGCGATCACGGCCACGGTGCCGCTGACGGCCGCGGGGATCCTGCAGGCGTTCGCGGCAGGCTACCTGGTTGCGCAGGTGGATCTGTCTGCGGTGGGTGGGGCGGCGCCGGGTGGCGCTGCGGTTTTGTCGGATGCGGCCGCGCTGGTGCTGATCGAGTCGCGCCGCTGGGTGGTCGAGGCCGCGGGGCGGCGATGGGTGGTGACTGCATGATTACGAGACTTCCGGAGAAGCGCCCCGCCGAGGCGGTGACGATTACCTTCCGCTTTACCCGCGAGCTGCCGGCGGGTGTGAGCCTGCTGCCCACGGCCGACGTGGCTGTGGCCGTGCGCAAGGGCGAGGACGCTGCACCAGGTGCGATGCTGGCGGGTGCGCCGGCGGTGTCTGGGCCGGCTGTGTTGGCCCGCATCATGGGCGGCGTCGAGGGCACCGAGTACCTGCTGACCTGCACGGCTGACACCAGCGCGGGCGATCGCATTCAGCTCGAGGCGATCCTGCCCGTGGCGCTACCTCGCTGACCCCGCAGAAAGCCCAAACCCCTTTACTTCGTAAGGCCCGCGCGCGCGCGACACCATTGCGGCATTCATTGCCCCTGGTGCCGCGATGCCCGCCGTAAACCTCCCCGACCTGCGAGACCTGATCGACGACCTGGTGCGCGATGCCGTGCTCTGGGTGACGCCGACGCAGCGCGACCGCGCGATCGAGCTGGCCCTGGTGCGCTACAGCGCAGACCGCCCGCGCCAGGTGGTCGAGGATGTGACCACCGAGGACGGCGTGACCCTGCCCCTGCCCGAGGGGTGGGTGCAGGGCGAAAGCCTGTTGCAGACCGTCGAATGCCCGGTGGTGTCGCCCCCGGTGCCGCTCGAGTCGGATGCCTGGGCAGTGTGGCGCACCCCCACGGGCGAAGTCATCGGCCTGCTGCAGGCGGCCACGCCCGGCACCGCGGCGCGCCTGCACTACACCGCGCCACACGTCGTCGACGCCGCATCGAGCACCGTCCCCAAGGCCCACCGCGAAGCGGTTGCCTGCTACGCCGCCAGCCTGCTGGCCGAGCAGATCGCTACGGCGCACGCCAGCGCTCAAGACAGCACCATCGCCGCCGACCGCGTCGATCAGGCACATCCGGCCCGCGAGTGGTCTGCCCGCGCCAAGGCCTACCGTAACCGCTACTTCGCCACCCTTGGCATCGACATCAGCGCCCAGGGCGTTGAGCAGCCCCGCGTCGACGCCGCCGGCGTGGTGGTGGATCTGAACCTGCCCACGAGCCACGGCCGCGGGCGGCTGTACCGGAGGCGGTGATGGTGCCGTTGAGCGTGGAGTTCGACCCCAAGGATGTGCGCAGGATGCTGCGCGCCTGGGATCGTGCGCCGGAGATCATGGAGGTTGAGATGCGCGCGTTCTTCAAGTCCGTCACTGCCCGCTTTCATGAGGATGTGGTGCAGTTGATGGACATGAGCGAGGTCTCGGCTACTGGCGCGCTGCGCACGAGCATTATCGGAAGGGTGGAAATCCTGCCCGGAATCGGCATCGAGGCTGCGGTGGGAAGCCCGCTTACTTACGCAGTGCCGGTAGAGCTGGGGACGCGCCCGCATATGCCGCCGGTCGCGCCGCTTGTGAATTGGGCAATCAAGAGGCTCGGGGTGAGGGGTAGAGAAGCTCAGCGCGCGGGGCGTGCCATCGCATTCAAGATCGCTCGCGAAGGCACGAAGGGCAAGTTCATGTTCACGGATGCGTTTGCAGAGAACAAGCCGCAGATCGAGGCCGGCTTCAAGATCGCTGTTGCCCGCGCCATCCGCCGGATCGGAGCGCAGGCATGAGCAATGCTGCCCAGATCCGTGCGGCCCTCGTCGCAACGCTCTCATCAGTGCCGGAAGTCGGTCTCGTGCACAGCTATGAGCGCTACGCGAAGGACGTGGGCGCACTGCGCGAAATGTACCAGGGGTGGTTCGATGGCGATTCGCAGTTGCGCGGCTGGTTCGTCCGGCGCAGGCGCTTCTCGGCCGAAGCCAAGGTAGCTGGTCGACGCACGATCACCACGACATGGTCGATTACCGGATACCAAGCGCTGAGCGACGCCGCGGCATCCGAGCTGACGCTGGATGCGCTGGTGGATCGCATCGCCGAGGCGATCGAAAACAACCCGACTCTGAGCGGCACTGTGCGCGCGCGCCAGGTCGCTGACCCTGCAGGCGTGACCTTGGAGGATGCCGGCGCCGTCATGTTTGCCGGCGTGCTGTGCAACCACGTGCGCCTGCAACTGATCACCGAGCACACAGAAATCAACCCGGCACGGTCGTGCTGAACATGGAGGACTCCGCGATGCGGATCAAGCTGTTGAAACCCCACCGCCATGCCGGCCGCGACTACCCGGCCGGCGCCCACCTGAACCTGCGCGACGACAAGGCTGATTGGCTCGTGTCGATCGGTGTGGCCGAGGCTGAGCCCGAGGCCGCGCAGGCGGACAAGCCCACCCAACAACGCGCGGCGCGCAAGGAGTAAGCCCCATGACCCCGATGATCTGGTCCGGACAAGGCCCGGTGCTGATCGGCACCTACGATCCGGTAAACGGAACGCCCGAGATGGGCTATCTCACCAACCTGTACCGCGTCGGCTGCGGCAACCGCTCGCTCACCACCACACCGAGCCGAGAGGCGAAGAAGATCAAGGAAAGCTGCTCAGGCCAGCGCCTGGATCTGAAGGAACTGGTGACCAGCAGGAGCCTCGAGGTGTCGCTCGAGATGGTTCAGTTCGACGTCCGCACGTTGGCCGCGGCCTTCCTGGGCGAAGCGGTTACCAAGGTCGGCGGCACGGTGACGGAAGAGGTGTTGCCACAGCTGGCGGAGGGTGACTACTTTTTCCTCAAGCACCCGAAGGTGTCGAGCGTGGTGATTGAGGACAGCACAGCCGTGACACCACTGGCCTACGTCGAGAACACCCACTACGTGATCGAAGACGCCGCCCACGCGCGCATCAAGCTGATTGCGCACCCAGCCGCACACGTAGAGCCGGTGAAGGTGGATTACAGCTACGCCGCCTACACCAACATCGCGGCGTTTTCGGCAGCCAACGTCGAGCGCGGGATCATCTTCAACGGTGTTAACCAGGACGGCCAGCACGGCCGCGTGATCATCCCGCGCATCTCGATGGCGATGAACGGCGACTGGAACTGGATCACCGAGGAGGAAGCCACGCTCACGATCGGCGGCTCGGCCCTGTATGTGGATCAGCTGCAGGCGGACCCGGATTATGGCCCGTTCATGCGCATCGACGCGCTGCCGGCGACCTGAGGCCGAGAGAGTGATGACCGAAGCCAAGGAAGGCGCAGACGATCTGGCGGTGCTCTTCCCAGATCGCCGCCTCTCGATCGACGGCGTCGATGTCCTGGTGCGCGAGCTGCGCTTCGAGGAGCAGTTAGCAAACCACCACCTGCTCAAGCCGATCGCCGACGCATTCGCCGCGATGCCGCCGGAGTCCTTCAGCGATCCGGCGGCCGTGAATACGGTGCTCGATCTTCTGGCCGAGCACTGGACAACGGTGCGACAGCTGGTGGCGCTGAGTTGCGGGCAGTCGGTCGAGTGGGTGGGCGCGCTGCGCCCGCAGGACGGCGAGGCGCTGCTGCTCACGTGGTGGGCTGCGAATCAGGGTTTTTTCGTCCGGCGCCTGCTGCGGCCCGCGCTCGTGCGGCAGGCAATCGAGCGAGCTGGGGGCGCGTCTTTGCCAGCCTCGTCGCCGCAGGGCACGACTGGCGGCAGCTCGGCAGCTATACGAGCCGGCAGTTGATGCTGTTCTTCGATGAGATTGAGCGGGCGCATTGCCGTCAGCAGGCCCGAGACCTGGTCGCCGTGAATCTGGGGACAGCCGGCGGCAAGGACGCGACCAAGGCGCTGAGAGCACTGCAGGGGGATTGATCGGATGGGGGATAACCTTAGCCTGGCGATGCGGGTGCGGGCAGATATCTCTGCCGCCCTGCAGGCTGTCCGACAGATGGGAGCGGGGACGCGTGAACTGGTGAGCTCGGCCCAGCGCACCGCTTCGTCGAGCGGTCAGGCGACGCAGGCTATGCGCGCACAGCAGCAGGCGGCTTCGGGTCTGCGCGGCGAGCTTGCTCAGCTGCCGGGGTTGCTACGAAACGTGGCCGGTCTGATGGGTATCGCCTTCGGCGTAGCCGAAATCGCGCGGGCATCCGAGGCCTGGGCCGGAATCACCAACCGCCTGCGGCTGGTGACCGAGGGCAACGAAGAGCTCGCCCAAGCGCAAGCAGCGTTGTTCGAGATTGCGCAGGGATCGCGCCAGCCGCTGGAGGCTACTGCGGAGCTGTATCAGCGCATCGCCAGCAATGCGGATTCGCTGAAACTGTCGGGCGATGGAGTGGCCGCGGTGGTGGATGCGATTGCCAAGTCGCTGGCTTTGAGCGGGGCCAGTAGCGCGGCAGCTGAGGGGGCACTGGGGCAGTTGGGGCAGGTGTTCGCCTCTGGCGCGGCTCAAGGCGAGGAAATGAACTCGATTCTGGACGGAGCTCCGGCCCTGGCCAAGGCGATTGCCGATGGGCTGGGAGTGGCGGTCGGAGACCTGAAGGAACTGACGCAAGAAGGCAAGATTACCGCTGACGCGATCGTGCAGGCGCTGCTGCGCCAGGGTGCGGCGATCGATGAGCAGTTCGGTCGGATGGAAGCGACCGGTGGCCAAGCGCTAACGGTGCTGGGCAACAGCTTCGTCCGCCTGGTGGGGCAGCTCGACCAGGCGACAGGCGCCGGCACGGAGTTCGGCGACATGGTCATCGGCTTGTCGGAATGGATCGACTCCGGCGCGCTGGCCGACGGCATGATCGACTCCATGACGATCTGGATCCGCACCTTTGAGGCGGTGTCCGATGGCGTCGCCGGCCTACAGATTGACCTGACTGGGTTAGCGCAGGAGGGTGAGTCGGTTAGCGGGTTGCTGGGTCGCGCCTTCCGGGAGATGCCGGTCAATGTCCGGGCAGCCATCCAGATTGCAGTGGTGGAGATCCTCGCGCTCTTCGATCGCGCGGTCGCCTACGCCACCTATTCTGCAGACCTGATCCGTGCCGCATTTACGAGTGCGACGGCAGCCGGGGCTCAGGCCGCGCTAGATGCACGCCTGGCGGCCGCCGATGCCGCGCGGACAGGGTCGATTGACAGCATCCTGGCCGAGCGGGACGCCATCCTCGAGGTGGCTGCCGCCGAGCGAACGCGCCGCGAAGCCGAACGCAAGGCGCTGGACGAGCAGAGTGCCGCGCGCCGCAAGGCGATTGCACAGCTGCGGGAGCAGGCGCGGGCGAACGCCGTGAATCTCAGCGGCGGCAAGGGCGGGAAAGCCAAGAAGGACCGCTCCGCGCAAGAGGCCGAGCGCTACGTGGCGCAGCTCGAGCGCCAGGCCGCGGTGCTGGGCATGAATGCGGCCGAGGTGCGGGCCTACGAGCTGGCCGAGAAGAAGCTCACGGGAGCACTGCTGCAGCGCGCGCAGGCTGCCGTGGCGCTGCTCGACGCGGAAGAGCGCAAGCGCCGCGCGGACGAAGCGTCGCGGGCCAACGCGGGTCTGCAGGTAGAGCTGTTGCGCCAATCCGGCAATGAGGCCGAGGCGGCCATGCTGGAGATCCAGACCAGGTTTGCGCAAATGCGCAACGAGTTTGCAAAGACTGGAAATGAGGCGGGGCTGGCCCTGATCGATCAGTTGGTCCCGATCGAGCAGGTGCGCGCGCGCCTCGAGCAGGTGAAGGCCGAGATCGAATCTGCTTTGTCGGCCCAGCAGCGCGGCGAACAGAGCATCGACGCGCAGGTGAGTGCAGGCCTGATCACAGAGATGGAGGGGCGCAGCCGCCTCGTCGAGCTTCACCGCCAGACCGCATCCGTGATCGAGCAGTACATGCCGTCGCTGCGTGAGATGGCCGCATTGCCAGGTCCAATGGGCGAGCAGGCACGGATCGCGCTGCAGCAGATGGAAACGCAGCTCATCACCCTGCGTGCCACAACCGACGAGATCCAGAACGCGCTGCGCAACGGCTTGCAGGGCGGTCTCGAGGAGGCATTGAGCGGGCTGGCGAACGGGACCATGAATCTGCGCGATGCGCTCAATGCCCTGGTGCTGAGCGTTGCCGACTCGATGGCTCAACTGGCCGCGCAGCAGCTGGCCCAGCAGGCGACCGCGGGCATCATGTCGATGTTCGGCGGCGGTGGTGGTAACGAAGAAATGACCGCTGGCGCCGCAGCAGTCGCCGGGTCGGCTGCCGCGCTAAGCGCTGCGGGCGGGACATTGGTCACCGGCGCCGCGGCCATCCAGGCTGCTGCGGCCAGCCTGGCTGCAGCCAACGCCGCGGGTGCCGCCGCTGGCCTGGGGTTTGCCGCGGGCGGCTACACCGGCCCTGGCGGGAAATATGAGCCGGCAGGCGTCGTGCATCGCGGCGAATTCGTCACCCGGCAGGAGGTGACCCAGCAGCCTGGCGCGCTGCCTTTCCTGTTGGATTTCAACCGCCGCGGCATGGCTGCGCTTTTCGGATGGCGAGGGTATGCGGACGGCGGCCTGGTCGGGTTGCCTGTGCCGGCAATTGCGCCCGCGCGCGTCGCACTCGCCGCGGCTGCGCCATCTGCCACGCTGCACAACAAGCAAGTCTTCAACCTCATCGACTCGCCCGACCGCATTGCCAGCGTGCTCAACAGCCCGGCCGGCGTTGAGGCGGTCACGGTCATGCTCTCGCGCGACCCGGCCAAGTTTCGTTCCATTCTGGGGGTTTCCTGATGCCGCACCAGATCGGCTTCGTCGACAACTCGACCATGCTCGCGCACTACAAGATGCTCGAGACCATCAAGAACTTCGCTGCCGCCAACGGCTGGACGGTGCTGCGCTATGACGACACCGTCGCCAACCGCGAGTTGATCCTGAAGGGGCCTGGCCTGTCCGGGCTGGAGGAGATCTTCGTCGGCCTTCGCACCTACCAGGACGCAGGCGCGGACTACTACAACCTGCTAGGCGGCGTCTTTACCGGCTATGTGCCCGCCAACAGCTTCGACACTCAGCCCGGCGCGGTGTTGGTGGGCTGTCCTGCGCACAACAACCGCATCGACTATTGGCTCACGCTCAACGCGCAGCGCATCGTCCTTGCCATGAAGGTCGGCACGCCGGTCTACGAACACCTGTACCTGGGCAAGTTCTTTCCGTACTCGCGGCCTGGTCAGTACCCGTACCCCGTGCTGGCAGGGGGCATGCTGGTCGGCGCGGCAGCCGCGCGTTTCTCGGAGACGACGCACGACTTTTACCTTCGGGGTGGGTCTGCGCGAGGCTGTGTCCGCACGCCTGGCGGGTGGCAGAACGCATCGTTCTACCCCTACGGCAATGCGTTCCTATGTGGCGGCAGTGGGCAGCTGCGCGACACCAATGACCAGTATCCGCTGCTGCCGGTCGAGGTGTACGACAGCGCCAACATCTACGGCCAGCTCGACGGCATCCATCACATCAGCGGATTCAACAACGCGGTCGAGAACACCTTGACGGTGGGCGGGCGCGACTACGTCGTGATGCAGTCCGTCGCCCGCACCAGCCATATCGACTACTACGCCCTGCGGCTTGATCCCAATACCTGAGACAGCAATGGCCTACTACACCGGTTCCGTCAATAACTATGCCGATCTGCGTACTGCGCTCTTTACGCACGCCGTTGCAGACGGGTGGGCGCTGGGCGGCGCATCTGGCGACGTCCTCAGCAAGGCGGGGGTCTATTTCCAGGTCACTGCCAGCGCAACGGCGCTTGCCTGTCTTGGCTGCGAATCCAACGCCATCGCAAATCCGGCCCCGGGCGTCGTGCAGCTCGGGCGGATTTATCAAAACGGTTCGACCACTCATGACGTGTTGTTCCCCGCAGCCTACGAGGTTTTCGGATTTGCCCAAGAGCTTTACCTCGTCGTGAGCTACGGCGTTGGCCTGTACCAGTGGATGGCCATCGGCAAATCGACGCTGCCCTTGCCAGGGCAAGGTGGCTGGTGCGGAGCGACGTGTGGGTATGGCTTGGGCGGGATTCTTGCGTCTGGCGTACACCGTTTTGTATATGTCGCGCCTGACGGAAATACATCTGGGATTGGGGCGGCACAACCAACGTCAGCCGCCTTGTTCTGGTCGTCAGCAGGAGCAGTTAGCTCAAACATGCCGGCCGCACTCAACTGTTGGGTTAATCACGGATTTGAGGGATGGGGGTGGAAGTACTCGGCGAGCGTACAGCACTACACAAGGCCGATCGGCGCCCGCGCCAATCAGGAGCTGCTCGCTGCGCAGCCGAGCGGATGGAGTAGCGAGGTGGCGCTGCTGCCACTCCGGTGCTATCTCTTTCGCCCGTCGAGCAAGGTCAGCTTGATTGCGGATCTCGAGCATGCGCGCAACGTCAGGATAGACAACTACCTTCCTGGGCAAGTCATCACGATCGGGGGCGATCGGTGGAAGGTGCTTCCGTGGTTCTTGAAAGATTCCAGTTCCAGGGATGGGGGGGTTAATCACTCCGGCACCTTCGGCTGGGCGATCCGCTACGAGGGACCGTAACTATGGCGGTGATCGTGGGCCTGTTCCCGCAATCCACGCTATCTGGCGCAGCGCGGATTTACATCTCGTCCGATCTCGACGGATACGGCGACGACTGGATTGGATGCCTGGAAGAGTGGGAGGCACAGTCCGCGCCTGGTGCTGCGCCTGTGGCCACGCATTGGCCGGTGAGCGCAGCGCCAGCGCCACGAGTAGGCGTTGCACAGAAGGCGTACTTCGACGACTACTACAACCGTGTGCATGTGGTGCCGCAGCGGCTGGATCTGGGCAACGTCGTCAGCACGCAAACATCCCCGGTCTATGTCTGGAACGCATGGCTCGCGCCGCGCACGCTGACGGCCATCTCCGGGCTTGCAGAGGGCGTCGAGGTCGCCGGGCAGCCTGCACCCCCTATGCTCTATCCTCCGCTGGTCGAGCGTGAATACCAGATATCAGTCACGCCAGATGGCGCGCCGGTGCTGGATACATCGGTCGCGTGGCAGTTCGACAACGGCGATGCCCCCGCGCTGCGCATCACGGCAAGCCGCATCATCGCGTGGTCTTTCGTGCCAGATTGGGGCGATGGCGTCACCGAGCGGCTGTCGTGGGCAACCGACATCTTGCAGAGCGAGTCGCTTGCTGAGCAGCGCAGGTCACTGCGCATTGCCCCGCGCCGCGAGTTCGAGGCGCCGATGGTCGTTGATGGGCGCGAGCGCCAGTATCTCGACATGGTGTTGTTCGGCTGGGGAGCGCGTGTTTGGGCGCTGCCGGTCTGGCCCGAGATACAGCGGCTACAGTCTGCCGTGCCCGCGGGCTCCATGTTCATTCCGTGTGCGACGTCCGGGCTTGAATTTCATGTCGGCGGGCTTGCCATGTTGCGCGGCGAGAGCGCCTTTTCAACCGAGGTTGTCGAGGTCGAGGCCGTGTCTCCAAGCGGCATCACGATCAAGCGCGCCACCCAGTCAGCGTGGCTGGCAGGGACTAGGCTTTACCCTGCACGCAGTGCGCAACTGTTGGCCGAGCCAGAGATCAGCCGGCTTACCGATACAGCCGTCGAGGTGGGCGTGGCGTTTCGTGTGCTCGACCCCAGTGATGTGGCTTCGTCCGCGCCGCCTACCCTGTATCGAGGTCGCCCGGTGCTCGACGCCCGCCCCGACGAAAGCGAGGCCCTTACCAGCCAATACGCCCGCCTGCTGGCTGAGCTCGACGCCGGCACCGCTGCGCCGCTTGTTACTGATGTGGCGGGGCGCGCGCTGCCGGTGATGTCGCAGCGCTGGGTGGGCATGGGGCGCACAGAGCGCCTTGCCTTTCGCTCGATGCTGTACCACCTTGCCGGGCGCTTCGCGCCTGTTTGGGTGCCGACCCACGCAGACGACCTGACGCTGCTTGAGCCGGTGGGCGCCGCATCCACGACGATGGATGTGGCGTGGGTCGGCTATACCCGTTTCGGCAAAAACCGTGCAGGGCGACGAGATATCCGCATCGAGCGGGCCGGCGGACCTGCCGTGCATCTGCGCATCACTGGCAGCACAGAGCTATCAACCACCGCCGAGCGGCTCGCGCTCGAGGTTGCTCCGGGCGTCGAGATCACGCCCTCTGATGTGCTGCGTATCAACTGGATAAGCCTGTGCAGACTCGACAGCGATACCGTCGAGATCCTGCACCATACCGACAGCGAGGGCGCTGCAGAAGCAGCCCTGGTGTTTCGCGGAGTGCGTGACGATGACGTTTGACACCGCCGAGCGCGCCATTGCCGCCGGCCGCCCGATGCGGCTGTATCGCTTCACCCGCGGCACCATGGGCTGGCGCTACAACAGCAGCGACCGCGACGTGATGCACCAGGCGCAACGCTACAGCACCGTGGCCGGTGGCATTGCCGATGACGGTATCCGGCAGACCGGACAGAGCAGACCTGACGGCCTTGTCATCACAGCGCCCGCCGACTTGGCTGTGGCCCAGCTTTACCGCCAGGCGCCGCCGTCGTCTCCTGTGGCGCTTACGGTGTTCGCACGCCACCACGGCATTGACGACTTCGTTGTGATCTGGTCTGGCAGCGTGCGCGCCGTCAAGTGGCCGCAGATCGACCGCTGCGCCATCGAGTGCGCCCCCATGTCGGCCAGCATGGAAACCACCGGCCTGCGATTGGCATGGGGTCGCACGTGCCCGCATGCGCTCTACAGCGCGGCCTGTGGCGTCAGTTCATCCGCCTGGCGAGTGGAGGCCATCGTGCAGAGCATGGATGGCGCGAGCGTAAGCAACGGCGCGTTCGCCGGGTATCCGTCGGGGTACTTCACAGGGGGGTATGTGGAGTGGTCGATCGGCGGCGGCGAGTATGACCGCCGCGGCATCGAGCGGCACGCCGGCAGCACGCTCACGCTGATGGGGGGCACGGCGGGCATTGCACTCAATGCGGCACTGCGTGCGTATCCGGGGTGCGCTCAGACGGTGGCCGCCTGCAAGGGCTTTTCCAATCTCGCCAACTACGGCGGCATTCCGCACCTCTCCGGTAAGTCGCCCTTCGACGGCACCAATCCGTTCTAGGAGATCGCCATGTGGCCACAAGTCATCATGATGGTTGTGTCTTACGCCATCAGCTACCTCACCCGCCCAAAGCCGGCCACGCCAAAACCGGCATCGCTGTCGGAGTTCGATCTCCCAGTGGCCGAAGAGGGCACCCCGCAATGCATCATATTTGGCGACTGCTGGACAGGCGACTGGCAGGTGCTCAGCTACGGCAACCTGCGCACTTCTGCCATCAAGACCAAGAGCGGTAAATGACCGTGGCCGACGCTGATCTTTTCGTGACCTTCGATCACTTGCACAGCGCTCCGGGCTGGGGCGCTCGGCCCGGCTTCTGCCACAACGGCGCCCGCGCACTGTGCGCCCGATACGGTCTCGACTGGGCCGCCATCGTGCGAGCAGGCGGGATTAACGCAAGTGCGCTGATCGCCACGGGCGATGCGCTCGCACTCGCGCTCGTCGATCACGCGCGGCAGGAGGCGGCACATGGGCAGCGCTAAGAAGGTAACGATCGGCTATCGCTACTACATGGGCGTGCATATGGGCCTGTGCAGAGGGCCGATCAACGAGCTGGTCGCGATCGACGCCGGCGGCAAGCGCGCATGGTCCGGCAGCGTAGCCGCCAGTGGACAGACCAGTATCAACGCGCCATCACTGTTCGGCGGAGAAAAGAAGGAGGGCGGCATACAGGGCACGCTGCATGTGTTGATGGGCGAATCGTCGCAAACCGCACCTGCGCCGCTTGCATCCATGCTGGGCGGCGACGTGCCGGGCTTTCGTGGCATGTGCACGCTGTTCTTCGATGGGCTCATCAGCGCCATGACGCCTTACGTCAAGCCCTGGAAGATCCGCGTTCGTCGCACTACCGCAGGGTGGGATGGCGGCGCATGGTATCCCGCAAAGGCCATGATCCCGCTGGCTTCGGGCGCAATCCATGCAATGAATCCGGCGCACATCATCTATGAGTGCCTCACCAACCGCGACTGGGCCGCCGGCATGGATCGCTCCCGGCTGTCTGACGCCAGCTTTCGCGCGGCGGCCGATACGCTCCACGCAGAGGGCTTTGGCCTGTGCATGCGGTGGACGCGCCAGGACTCCGTTCAAGGCTTCGTCCAGACCGTGCTCGACCATATCGGCGCCACCCTGTATCAGAGCCGTTTTGACGGCTTGCTGCACCTCAAGCTCATCCGCGCCGACTACACGGTTTCGGCGCTTCCGCTGTTCGACGAAGATAGCGGCCTGCTCGGTATCGACGACGATGAAAACGCTGCATCGGCGGGCTCGACCAACGAGCTGATCGTGCGCTGGCACGACCCCATTGAGGACCAGACGCGTCAGGTGCGCGAGCGGAACCTCGCCGGCATTCATGCAGACGGCGGGCAGATCGTGTCGCAGACGCTTGAGTTTCCGGGTCTGCCCACCGCGGACCTCGCTGGTCGCGTGGCAGTGCGCGAGTTGCGTCAGATGGCCGGATACATCAAGCGCTTCAAGGTGCGGCTCGACCGCCGCGGCTACCAGATCAACCCGGGTGACGTGTTCCGCATCCGCAGCTTGCGCCGCGGCATTGCAGACCTCGTCGTGCGCGCAAGCCGCATCGAGGACGGCACACTGTCCGAGTCGGCCATCACAATCACCGCCGTGCAAGACGTGTTCGGCCTGCCGGCCTCGAGCATGAGCGCAGTGCAGCCCTCCGCCTGGGTGCCGCCCGACCCAACGCCTGCCGCAGTCGTCACGCGAAAGCTGGTCGAGCGCACGTGGCGCGACATCGCAACCACCACTGACGCGGCCAACCTGGCGATCATCGACCCGACTGCATGCTATCTGTCAGCCGTCGCGGTCAAGCCGACTTCGCTCTCGCTGGGTTACACCATGGAGACCCGCGTCGGCGCCGCTGCATGGGTCGCGCAGGGCGAGGGCGACTTCTGCCCGTCCGGCACGATCACCACGACAATGGGGCCGCTAGATACGGCATTCGTGCTGGCCGGTGGGACGGACCTTGATGCTGTCACAGTGGGAACGCTTGCGCAGCTTGGCGACGAGTTCGTGCGCGTCGTCACGTTCGACCCCGCAACCGCATCGGGCACGCTCGCCCGGGGCTGTGTCGATACCGTGCCGGTCACGCACGCGTCAGGCACGCGGCTGTACTTCGTTGATGACAATGCTGCCATCGACCCCACGGCCTATGCGCCAGGTACGACCATACAGGCCCGGCTCATCACCAGCACCAGCGCCGGGGCGCTCAACCCGGCACTCGCAACCACGAACAGCCTGACCGCGTCCCGCCGGCAAGACAGGCCCTATCCGCCTGGGCGATTGCGCATCAACGGCCTTGCCTATCCGGCCAGCGTGTCCGGCGAAGTCACGGTCTCGTGGGCGCACCGCGACCGCAAACTGCAAGCGGACCAGATCATCGACACCGAGCAGGCCAGTATCGGCCCCGAGCCCGGCACAACCTACCGGCTGCGGATCTACAGCGGCGCCACGCTAAAGCGCACGTACGGCGGCATCACCGGCACCAGCCAGACCTACAGCATCGCCGACGAAGCAGCAGATGGAGGGCCGTTCAACCCGCTCCGTGTTGTAGTGGACTCGCAGCGCGACGGGCTGGATAGCTTGCAGGCGCATGATGTGACGGTTGCAAGAGGGTAACGTCTGGGCGAGCCGTAGCTTTCGCGGCGCGCAATTTCTTTTTACCCCGTAGAAGATGCGCGTACGTCAATTATCGCGCTCAATCACGCGCAGTTTTCGCGACGCGCTTCACGGCCCGGCAATTGCAACAATTCAGTACATTCCACAAACAGTTGCGCAAACATGCCTTGCGAGACTGCAGCCTGAATCGACACGGGCAGCACGCCGTGTCGCGTCCGGCCCCGCAGAACAAGCCGAGGGGGACGGGTGAGGAGACAGGCAGCACGACACCGGAGGAGAAAGGGGCATGTCCGACAAGCAAGTGCGGAATGCAGGGCAGGAAGGGGGGCTGGATACCTTTCCGCGTTACCTGATGCACCATGCGCAGGTGCGGCCGCAACGGCCCGCCATGCGCGAAAAGAAATACGGCATCTGGCAGACCTATAGCTGGGCGCAGGTGGCGGAGAACGTGCGGGCGATCGCCTGCGGGCTGGCGCAACTGGGCTTCAAGCGCGGCGACCGCATCGCCATCGTCGGCGACAACCGGCCGCGGCTGTACTGGTCGGTGGCGGCCTGCCAGTGCCTCGGCGGCATTCCGGTGATGATGTACCAGGACGCCGTGGCGCAGGAAATGGTCTATGTGCTGCAGGACGCCGAGATCAAGTTCGCCATCGTCGAGGACCAGGAGCAGGTGGACAAGATGCTCGAGATCGCCGGCGAAGCGCCGTTGCTCGAGCACGTCATCTACGACGACGCCCGCGGCATGCGCCACTACACCCAGACCCTGCTGATGGGGCTGGACGAGTTGCAGGAGATGGGGCGCATCCACGACCGCAACCAGCCGGACTTTCTCGACGGCGAGATCGCCAAGGGTTCGCCCGACGACATCTCGGTGATGCTGTACACCTCGGGCACCACCGGCAAGCCGAAGGGCGTGTGCCAGACGCACGAGGCCTTCATCTCGGCGGCGCGCGGCGGCATGCAGTTCGACAGGCTCACCGACCAGGAGGACATCCTCTCGTACCTGCCGATGGCCTGGGTGGGCGACCACCTGTTCTCCTTCGCCCAGGCGACCGTGGCCGGTTTCACCATCAACTGCCCGGAATCCGGCGAGACGGTGATGACCGACCTGCGCGAGATCGGCCCCACCTACTACTTCGCCCCGCCGCGCGTGTTCGAGAATTTGCTGACCCAGGTCATGATCCGCATGGAGGACGCCGGTAGCCTCAAGCGCAAGGTCTTCCATCACTTCATGGATGTCGCCCGCCGCTGCGGCGCCGACATCCTCGACGGCAAGCCGGTGTCGGGGGGCGACCGCTTCCAGTACTGGCTGGGCAACCTGCTGGTATATGGCCCGCTCAAGAACGTGCTCGGCATGAGCCGCATCCGCGTGGCCTACACCGCCGGCGCGGCGATCGGGCCGGACCTGTTCCGCTTCTACCGCTCGATCGGCATCAACCTCAAGCAGCTCTATGGCCAGACCGAAACCTGCGCCTACGTGTGCCTGCAGCCCGATGGCCAGATCAAGCTGGATTCGGTGGGCAAGCCCGCGCCCTTCGTCGAGGTCAAGCTCGCCGACAACGGCGAGATCCTGGTGAAGGGGCCGATGCTGCTGAAGGCCTACTACAAGCGCCCGGATGCCACCGCCGAGTCGATCAACGCCGAGGGCTACTTCATGACCGGCGATGCGGGCTACTTCGACGAGGACGGCCACCTGAAGATCATCGACCGCGCCAAGGACGTCGGCAAGATGTCCAACGGCTCGATGTTCGCGCCCAACTACATCGAGAACAAGCTCAAGTTCTTCCAGCACATAAAGGAAGCGGTGACCTTCGGCAACGGCAAGGACTTCGTCACCGCCTTCATCAACATCGACCTCGAGGCGGTGGGCAACTGGGCGGAGAAGAAGGGCATGGCCTACTCCGGCTACGCCGATCTGGCCCAGCAGTCGGCGGTGTATGAGCTGATCCGTGACTGCGTGGAGAAGGTCAATGCCGACCTCGCGACCGATCCGAAGATGAGCGGTGCGCAGATCAAGCGCTTCCTGGTGCTGCACAAGGAACTCGATGCCGACGACGGCGAGCTGACCCGCACGCGCAAGGTGCGTCGCAACTTCATCGCCGAGAAGTACGGCGTGCTGATCGACGCGATGTTCGAGGGCAGGAAGAGCCAGTTCATCGAGACCCAGGTCAAGTACGAAGACGGCCGCACCGGCAAGGTCTCCGCCGACCTGCGCATCGAGGAAGTGAAGACCTTTGCGCCGCAGGCCGGCCAGCGCGCGGCCTGA